ATGCTCGGCGTTGGTGTATGACGGTAGCGGTTGGTGTGAAAAGCATAAGCGGGTGGACGGCAAGTTTTCAGATGCGCATCGCGGGTCGCGGCATCAGCGTGGCTACGGTTCGGAATGGGACAAGCAGCGCCGTCGTGTTCTTGAACGTGATAACTACCTGTGCCAGGTGTGCATGAAAAAGGGTTGGATTTCACGGGCAAGGCAAGTTGATCATGTGGTGCCTAAGGCCTTTGGTGGGTCGGATGATGACGACAACTTGCAAAGCATTTGCGTGCCTTGCCACAAAGCGAAGACGGCACTCGAAGGCAACATGGGGCGTGGCCTAAAAAAGGGGTAGGGGAGCTGAAAAGTCTGGCGGAATTTTTGCCAAGGACCGGCCGCCTAGGCTTTATTTGCGCAACGCATTTTTTGAGATAGGGGGGGGTCAAAATACCCCTGGTAATGATGACAAATCACCTTCGTTCACTACCAACTGTCAGTGAAACGGAGGGGAAAAGTGCGTCTGTTCATCCGGTCATTCCTTCGGAGATTCCCACTCCGCCTGGCAAGTTAAGCAAGCGCGAAAAATTGGTTTGGAAGCATATTACACAGGCGCTTTTTGAGTATGGCCTGATTCATCGTACCGACGCGATCATGCTTCTGGTTATCTGCCGAACCTTTGTGCGATGGGTTGAGGCCGAAGAACAGTTGGAAGATATCATTGAGCAGAACGGTGGCACTTACATTGTGTCGACGCCGAATGGGTACGAGCAGCCCCACCAGTTGTTTTATCTCTCGCGCACCCTGAAAAAAGAGTTATTGCAATGGCTGCCGGAGGCGGCATTAACCATTCCATCGTTCGCCAAGGCGATCGAGTCTCGCCAGGCACCCACGCAAGGCACATTGTTTGAAGATCCCGTAGAGGCGCATCGCCGTCGCAAGACCGCGCTCGGCATGCGTTCGGTATGACTGCGGCGGTGGCGGTTGAGCGTTCCTTCGATTGGGATGCTTATGGCCGGGCAGTTATGGCCGGCGAAATCGTGGTGTCGCGCTGGACGCGACTCGCAGTTGAGCGGCACTACAAAGATCTGGAGTCGTGCCACGCGCGGGGATTCTGGTTTTCCGAAGGGCATGCTCAGCACGCACTCGAGGCGTTTTTGTTCTTGCGCCACTCAAAAGGTGAGTGGGCTGGCCAGCCGTTTGAGTTGTCACCCTGGCAACAGTTCTGGGTGGCGGTCGCTTTTGGTTGGATGCGCGCCGATGGCAGTCGACGTTTTCGTGAGGTGTGGCTTGAGGTGCCACGCAAGAACGGAAAAACGACGCTGCTTGCGGGGATTGGGTTGTACCTGTTTTGGTTCGATGGTGAGGGTGGCGCCGAGGTGTATGCCGCTGCTACCAAAATGGATCAAGCCAAGATTCTGTACAGCGAGGCGGAGCGGATGGTTCAGTCGTCCCCGCTGCTGCGGCGCGATATTGGCCAAAAGCTTAACGTGCTTTACAACCCCACGCCTGGCAGAGCCGACGAGTTTCGGCCGCTTGGGCGCGACAGCAAAACGCTGGACGGCCTGAACCCACATGGCGCTTTGCTCGACGAGGTGCACGCGCATCCGAACCGCGAGCTGTACGACGTAATTAAAACTGGTTTAGGTGCACGGCGTCAGCCGATGGTCTGGCAGATTACGACCGCCGGCGAGAACTTGAGCGGATTCGGATACAGCCAGCATGAGTACGCCGAGAAAATCCTCGAAGGTGTATTTGAAGACGATGCGTTTCTTGCCGTCATTTACACGGTGGATCATCCAAAGAAATGGATGGATCCGGTGGAGTGGGGTAAGGCAAATCCCGGGCTGGGCGTGTCGGTTTACCTGGAAGGTCTCCAAACATCGGCGCAAAAGGCACAGAGGCAAACCAGCGAGTTACCGAACTTTCAAACCAAGCGGCTCAATATTTGGTTGAGTGGCGGTTCCAAGTGGATCCCGGTTGATGATTGGCAGGCTTGCGGCGATGCGTCGCTGAAGATTGAAGATTTCGCCGGTGAGCCGTGTTGGGTTGGGCTGGACCTGGCTGAGAAAAAAGACATAGCCGCCATGGCAATTGTGTTTCGCCGCGGCGGTCGGTACTTCGTGTTTTTCAAGCTCTACCACAACGAAGACCAGATTAACGCGCCTGAGAATCGGCATTTTTACACGTGGGAAAAGTCCGGTCACTTATTGATGTCGCCCGGCAACGCAACCGATTTCAACGATATTCGCAATGACCTGGTCGTGCTGCGTGATGCACATCAGGTGCAAGAGGTGATCTACGACCCAAAATTTGCGGCTTATTTTGCGGCCCGACTGGCCGAAGACGACAGCTTGTTGATGGTGGATATGCCGCAAACGTCAAGCCGGTTCACCTTGCCGATTGTCAGTATCGAGAATTTGGTATTGACCAAAGACCTGGTACACGACGCAAACCCGGCAGTGGCCTGGATGATCAGTAACGTGGTTATGCGTGAATCGAAGTTTTCAGGGTTGCGACACCCGACGAAAGAGAAACCCGAAAACAAGATCGATGCAGTCGTGGCGTTGATTATGGCGATGGGTCGCGCGATGAATGAGGATCCGGACGGCAGTGTTATTTCCCAGGGCTTTGTGGTGATCGACTGATGCTTTTAAATCTATTCAAGAGTTCTTCAGGCAAAACAGCGCCGCCCGAACGCGTTGAGCCCTCGGTGGGCAACATCACGGAAGGGGAGACTGTATCGTCTTCTGATTCCATCAAAATGTTTGAGCTTTTCGGAGACCCGCGTACAGCTTCCGGTGCGGTGGTTAATGAGAAAACCGCAATGCGGGTGTCGGCGGTGTATGCCAGTGTGAGCTTGATCGCTGGCTCTATCGCTCAGTTGCCGCTACCGATCTACGAGCGTGGCTCGGATGATCGAAAGCGAGTCGATCACCCATATTGGTGGTTGCTGAACGAGGAGTTTGCGGCTAACTGGACAGCCACAGCGGCATGGGAGTTTTTGTCTACCCAGGTTCTTTTGCGTGGCGACGGCATTGCTTATTTGAGCCGTAATCGGGCGGGACAGGTGCAAAGCATCATTCCATGGCCACGCGATCGCGTTTCGATTGTTGAGCAACCCCGGCAAAATAGTCGCTCACCTAAGCGATTGCAGTACACGTTTCACGACGAATTGGGGTATTTCACCGTCGACCAGGCTGATGTGCTCCACCTTCCCGGATTTGGGTTCAACGGCGTGCATTCTATGTCGGTGATCCAGTGGGGTGCGCGTAACGGGATCGGTATTGCTTTGCAGGGTGATGAGCACGCCGGCAAGTTCTTTAGCGAGGGCGGTAAACCAGAGGTTGCCGTGACTACGGATGGCAAGATGTCGCCTGATCAACAGGCTGACTTTCGTACGGCCTGGGTGGCGAAGTATGGTGGTATCCAGGGTAACCGACGCATACCGCTTATTTTGACTGAAGGACTCAAGGTTGAAGAGCTCACCATGTCGGCGGTTGATCAGCAGTTGCTCGAGTCGCGCCAATGGCAGGTCATTGATGTCGCTCGCGCGTTCGGCGTGCCGCCGCACATGATTGGTGAAACGACCAAATCAACAAGTTGGGGTTCCGGTATCGAGCAGATGTACATCGGGTTTGTGCGTCTTACGTTAAGACCCCATTTGCAGCGCTTTAAACATGAGTTGAACCGGAAGCTATTCAGTACGCCGCGCTACTTCGTCGAGCATAACGTTGATGGGCTCATGGCGGGTGACAGCAAGGCGCAATCGGTTTACTTCGGGCGTGCGCTGGGTGGCCCTGGGGCACAGGGCTGGATGACGATTAATGAGGTACGTCGACTGAAAAACCTGCCACCTGTTCCAGATGGCGACACTTTGTATCGCCCCGACATGTCGGCAGCGCCGCCAAGTAGCAGTGAACCTGATGATGATGACGATGAGGATTCAAGAAAGGACGACGATGAAACAACTTAAATTACTCCAATTAGCACGTGACAACGCCCAGAACTCCAAGTCTTTGCGTGCAGAGACCGAAGAAACGCAAGCCACGGTTTATCTGCACGGCGTAATCGGTGGGTGGTGGGGTGACATCGATGAGACTCAGTTCGCCACGACACTGGCCAGCCTGGATGTCAACGAAATTCATTTGCGAATTGACTCGCCTGGTGGTGATGTATTTGCTGCGCGCTCGATGATGACGGCGATTAGTCAGCATAAAGCCAAGGTGATTGCACACGTTGATGGGCTGGCCGCTTCGGCGGCAACCGGCATTTGTATGGCCTGCGATGAGGTTGAGATTACCCAGGGTGCCGGTTTCATGATTCATAACGCCTGGACGATAGCCATTGGAAATAAGGCCGATATGCAGGACACGTCGAACTTGTTGGGCAAGATCGATGCGGGTTTGGTTAACGATTACGCACGTCGGACTGGTCGTAGCGCGGATGAGATTACCGCTTGGATGGACGCTGAGACCTGGTTTACCGCTGATGAGGCGGTAGACAATGGTTTCGCTGATCGAGTTGTCGAGGTTGTGGGAAAACGTACGTCGAACGCCTGGAACCTGTCTGCCTATCAGAATGCGCCCAAACCGGCCGAACCGCCACAACCTAACGATCAGGACGATGAAACGCTCCTGGTGCACCGAAACGAGCTGGAGCGACGGTTCTCGTTGCTTGAGCGAGTAGCAGCGTAGCGGCTCCCGCGCGCACTTTCTGACCCGCCCTCGAGGCGGGTTTTTCATTTTCAAAGAGGATAAATCTATGTTTAACCTGCAAGCTGAGCGGGAGCGTCGTAACGCGCTGGCAAAGGAAACCCGCAATTTGCTCGACCAGAATCCAGGCGCGTCCTGGACTGCTGATCATCAAAAGCAGTACGACGAGAAAGTAGCCGAGATCGAGCGAATCGATGACGGCATTGCTCGCCATCAAAAGTTGATGGATCTGACGGCTGAGGAAAATATTCGCGATGGTATTCGCGACGCTGTAGCGCCGGCCAATAAAGACCAGGCCGTCATGCTGTTTGACAAATGGTGCCGTGGTGGCGACAACGCTTTGACCGAGGACGAGTGGCGGGCGGTGCGTAACACCATGTCAACTACGACAGATTCTGAGGGTGGCTATACCGTGCCTACTACGGTGGCGACTTCCATTCTGGACGCGCTCAAAGCCTATGGTGGTATGCGAGAGGTCGCAGAGGTGATTCGCACGGCAAGTGGGGAGGCGATGAATTTCCCGACGTCTGATGGCACGAGTGAAGAGGGCGAAATCGTTGGTGAGAACGTTGCAGCTACCGATGATGACATCGAGTTCAGTACCAAGGGTCTGGTTGTTTACAAGTACAGCTCAAAGGTTGTGACGGTGCCGTGGGAGCTGTTGCAGGACTCCAGCGCAGATATAGAAGGCTTTGTGCGCAATCGCTTGCAGCAACGTCTTGGTCGCATCACCAATAAGCATTTCACCATTGGCACGGGCACTAATCAGCCTACCGGATTGATGGTGGCGGCTGCAACCGGGAAAACCGGTGCTGTATCGGCTACGCCCGCCATCACCTACGACGATCTTGTTGATATTGAACATTCGGTGGATCCTGCCTATCGACGTAATGCCTCGTGGATGATGCACGATGACATGCTCAAGCTCATCCGCAAGGTTAAGGACAATGAAGGGCGTCCGATTTTTGTACCCGGTTACGACCAGGGCAATCCGGGCGGTGCTCCTGATCGCTTGCTGAATCGCGATATCTCGATTAATCAGGCGATGGCTTCACCCGCGCCTTCGGCCGATTCTTTGGCTTTCGGTGATTTCAGCTACTACAAAATCCGCGATGTTATGTCGATCACGTTGTTCCGTTTTACGGATTCCGCCTATACCAAAAAAGGGCAGGTCGGTTTCCTGGCCTGGATGCGCTCGGGCGGGAATCTGGTCGACGTGGGTGGTGCAGTGAAAACCTTCAAGCACGGTGCTGCAGCCTAACGTTTAAACACGGGCAGCTCAAAGGGGTTGCCCGTTTTACAGGAGCAAGTTTATGGCTAAGCCAAAAACACAGGATGTTCAGGATGCGGTGAATTTGAGTCCTGAGAAAGAGAATGAGCCGTTGACCAATCCCGATACCGGGTCGGCTGATGTTCAACAACCGGAACAGGAACTGGAAGGTGCCTTGATCGGCGCGAGTGAAAGTGAAAACGCGGCGGCAGGTGGCGATGGCGGCGAAACTTCTGCAGCCCAAACGAATGAGCCAGGGGACGCGAAAGATGGCGAGCCCGTTCAGCTCATTGAGTGTGCAGTTTTGCTGGATTGTATCTACGGCAAACATGACGACATCATTCAGCTTACGCCCGATCAGGCCGATGCGGCAAAGGCGGGCGGCTATGTTGATACGCACCCCAACGCCATCGCAGCCATTCGACGGAGTGAATAATGTATCGGCGCGTCAGCCAGAATGAACCGACCGAGCCATTAACGCCGGCTGAGGTCAAGCAAATGTTGCGGATCGATGAGGATGAGTTCGATACGCAGTTGCCCTTGCTTATGGCCGCAGCCCGCGAAGTGGTGGAGCAGCAAACTGGCTGGGCGCTGGTTGAAGCTGATTATGAATGGACACCGGTTGGTGAACGTCGGGAGCCGTTGCCTTTATGGCCGGCCACTGTGACCAGCGCTGATACGGACTACCCCATTCTGTTTACGACTGAGGCAGCGCCGGCGCCGGCGGCGTTAAAGGTTGCAATCGTGCTTTTGGTTGGTGAAATCCTGAAGAATCCTGAAGCGGTTATTACTGACGACATGATTGAGAACCCGGCCTTTCAGCGATTGGTGTTCCCTCATCGACGGATGGATCTGTGATGGCGAAAGTTGATTTTCCTTTCCCTAGCGCGGGAAAGCTCAATAAACGCGTGCAAATCAGGTTACGTCAGGATATCCCCGTGGGTCTGTCGTCCATACAAGAGCAGCATCCGTATGTGTTTACGCGCTGGGCGAGCCTTGTCCCTGTAGGAACCGCTGTATGGGCGGCGTCGGTTCAAACTGATGAGGTCGTGACTCATCGTTGCCTTATTCGCTACATGGACGGCATTACTGACCAACATGAGGTTGTGCACGTGCGCAGCGGGCGAGTGTATCGGGTGCGTCGTTGTGCGCCCCTGAAAGGGGAGCGCCGATTTCTGGTGTTGGAACTGGAAGAACTGGGTGATGAGACCGCGTTGCTTGGGCAAGAGGGGGCTTAATGAGAGCGTCAGTTATGCAAGCGTCCCTGCAGTTAGAGGGCTTCTCGAATATTGGGTTGATGCAGTTCAAACGCGGGCCGATGCGCCGTGCGTTTCGCGCCGCCGGCCGTTCGGTCGCCAAAGCCTCTCGCAAGAAGATCAACTCCAAGGTTGGTCGAGGTGGTTACCCAGCAAAGCGAACGGGCAGGATGGCGAAGTCTTTGCAGGTGAAAATGGGTTCGAAAGGGATGTACGCCAAAGTGCAGCACGCTATGCCTTCGCCACCCAGCAAATGGTCAAAGGATCCACGAGGCGAGGCATTCTACCCAGCATTCTTGCACCGGGGCACTTCACGCATTAGTTCGCGTGGAAACTGGATAGCCGATGCGTTGCAGGAACAGGCAGGGGATATCCGCCGTCAGCTGCGCAATGCCTTGAATGAGGCGTTGAAATGAAACTCTCCGACATTGTGGCGCACTTGCGTCAGTACTGCCCAACAGTCAACCAACGCGTGGCGGTGGCCGTTGAGTTCGAGCCTGATCGAGGACAAGTGAATTTGACGGTACCGGCGTTGGTGGTGCTGCCCGCCGATGATGATGCCGAGCCTTCCACGACTAATAATGTCACGGTTCAGTCTGTGATGGATCGGTTCATGGTGGTGATGTTGCTGGCCTCGGCCGATCCAAAGCGAGGTGCCGCGACCGCTGATGTCCTGCACGCGTTGAGGGCGGAGGTGTGGCGTGCCCTGATTGGTTGGACACCGGGCGACAGCTACGAACCGATTCAATACGAAAGCGGTGAAGTGATCGCCATGAATAAATCGATCACTTACTACGGCATGACTTTTGGCGCCGAGTTAACCGTTGGGCATTACAACGGCCTTCCAGACGGCGCAGTGCCGGAAACCTGGCAGGAATATGAACTAGCGTATCTGCCGCCACTCGAGGGGCTGGATATCGACGTTGATGTAATCGACCCGATTGCTGATCCGAATTTACAAAAACCCGGCCCGGATGGTCGGACTGAGTTTCAACAACACGAGGACCTTACACCATGACAAAGATGCATGTGGTACCAGTGGCGGGCCGTTCAGTGCCTGATCCGGAACTGGGTGCGCTACTTTCCCCCGAGGGGCGGGTGGTGCTTAAGAATCAATATTGGATGCGCCGCCTGGCTGATGGCGACGTGGTTATTAAAGAGACTGCGCCTGTTCAGGTTGCAGCCAAGAAGGAGCGCTAATTATGCCGGTAAGCATGAATCAAATCCCGAGCGATCTTCGGGTTCCGCTGTTCTATGCGGAAATGGACAATAGCCAGGCCAATAGTGGCGCAACGCAACTACGTCGACTTTTGATTGGCTTGGCTAACGACGATGTGACGGTGGATACTGAATTGCTGCTACCGGCCTCCTCGAGCGAGGTGAGTGTGTTGGCCGGGCCCGGATCCATGTTGCATGAAATGCACGTGGTGCATCGTCGCGTTGATCCGATGGGCGAAACGTGGGTGTTGCCGTTGAAAATAACGGCGGGCACCAAGGCGTCAGGTACGTTCTCCTTATCGGGTACTGCTTCGGCAGCCGGCGTGCTTTCTGTCTACATTGGCGATGCCAAGGTTGCTGTTTCGGTGGCCAATAGTCAATCGGCTGAAGACGTGGCCACGGCGCTTGTCAATGCAATTAACGCTGCTACCTTGCCGGTAACTGCTAGTGCCTCGGTAGCGGTGGTCACCGTTACGGCTAAGTTCTCTGGTGAGCTGGGCAACGATTTACGTCTTGCCGTTAATCTGCGTGGCTCTGCGGGCGGCGAAGTGTTGCCGGGCGGGATAATGGTCAGCGTTACGCAAATGAGCGGTGGCGTCGGTGTGCCTGATCTGGATGCGGCTTTAGCGGTACTGGGTGATGAACCATTTGAGTTCATTACGCACCCGTTTACGGATTCAGCGGCGCTAAGCAGTTTTCAGGCCTTGATGGATGACACGT